TCTTCCGATCTGGGGAAAGACATTGTAAATCATCATAAGCATCCCAATAATTAGGACAAGATTCACTATGTAACTGCGTAATATTACATTGTTGTGTAAGGTAAGCGTCTGCGTAACCTGAACAACTACTATCGTTTAAAGGATCGCTACAATCAATACCATTACCACTGCCTGAACCATATAAAGAGCCACCATTTTCTAGTGTTGTATTCATCGTTATATTATTCCAATTAGTATTTACACAATTAGAACCGTTAGTTGTGCCAGTAGAACATTCATCATGATAATAATACGTATAAGAATTAGTTTTATTTGCCCCTACTTCGCCTATAAGAACATCATGATTAATAATATTTAATGCTCCGTAACGTATATCGAAAGAGTTGTTGTTCCAAAGTATTATTTCAAGGCTATTGTCTGTATTACTTCTATTGTATTCTCGTAAATTGTACCAACCAAAGATCATCTTGCTAGAATCACCCCAAGATTTCATACGAGAATTGTTATCTCTTATGAGATCAGTCCAGAAAGCGTATATGGTATAAGTGTGTTGTCCGTTAATAGGGTCAGGAGTATAGTCATTACAATAGCTACCGCTATTACCAAAATGGAGACATCCATTCGTTGCCATTCTCGCTTGGCTAAATGTAGAGCCATAAAAAGTAAAATTAAAAGAAAGATCAATCGCAGGACTAATTCCATCATCAGATACCTCGTATGCTAATTCACCGTTAAAGTTATTAGCATTAGCATTAAGGTCGTAAAGGTCTTGATTAGCTTCGTATGTATACTGTCCTAATACATTAAAACTAACTAAACACCCTAATGCGTAGAATAAAACTCTTTTTTGCATTGTTTAGCTGTTTTAGTTTTTCTTGTATAAATAGTTTTGACCGCACCCACAACATCTCTGTTTATTTTTTCTCTATTAGGATTAGATTCGTGTGTACATTGAGCTATGTATTCGTCTAAAGCGTCGTCTTTATCAGGTCTTTTTTGTGGGTTTTGTTCCCATGCTACGGTAGCTTCTTTACCGATTTTACCGTTATACGGACAAGGCGTACCTGCCATCGACATAGCTTTAAATACTCTTTCATCCTGACAGAGTAATGCAACCGATGCTACTTTCATTCCCATATCATACAAATATTTAGATAGTTTTAACCTTTCACAGTTTTCATCAACAATAGTTTTACCACCAGATAAACCAAACACCTGTCCTTGAAAAGCTCCTGAGACACCTGTTGTACAGAGGTCTTGTGAGTAAGACATAATACTAGGAGCTATCGCAGAAGCAGGAGGTGCTTCACTTTTTACGTTTTGATTAATCGTTTGCGTACTATTCGATTCATTTATGTTTCTATTGGTGTTATCAGATCTTGAGTTATTTTCGTTTACGTTTCGATTATCTGTTGTAACGTTTGAATCAGAAGTTGATTGATTTACGTTAGTGTTTGAGTTCGTATTATTCGATGTAGAAGTCGAATTATTTGTATTATTAACATTTTGATTAACCGTTGAATTTACTGTTGAATTAGAAGTCGAAGTATTAACGTTAGTGTTTGAGTTCGTATTATTCGATGTAGAAGTCGCTGTTGATGTGTTGATATTATTATTCGTGTTGGTGTTGACATTAGTGTTCGAATTCGTATTCGTTGCTGTCGTTGTCGTTGTATTGGTATTAACGTTAGTGTTATTGTTGGTATTCGAATTCGTGTTGGTGTTGGTATTAGTATTCGTGTTGGTGTTGGTGGTCGTTGTTGTGTTTGTTGTATCTAAACTATTATTTTCACAATACTGAGAACCGTTTGTACACGCTGTGCCAGACTGTTGGCTCGATTGAGAACTAACAGTAATGGAAAACATACTAACCATTATTATAGCTAACATAAGAAAAAGCCAAGAAAATGTTTTTTCTTTGTTCATTATTCTTCGCCTTTAAAATTTTTACTCTGACCTGATGTTCCTGCATATATACCAAATACAGCAGCCATAGCTCCAACAACAATAGAAACAAGACCTGCTTGTTCTAAATTAGGTTCAGGTAATTCCATAAACCATATAATTACTTTATATAGTAAAACAATATACACACTAACAAACACCCTAGGAAAAATACGCCAAGCGTCTATAGTTTTAGCAAGATGTACCCATTTAATAAAAGGGTTATCTCCATCGTTTTTAGAACTTACATCTATATCAAGTTCTAATTTTCTTTTTATTGGTTCTTCCATATTACACCTCTACAGGAACAAACTGTCCTAACTCTATTAATTTTAATCTGTTTTCTAAATGCTCTGCTTCAATATCTGTTTTGCTTTGACCAAAATATTTAACAGCAAGAAATTTAGTAATCATTTCTTCGTTAATATCCACACCGTCTACAATAACAGCTCCTAAAACCCGTCCGTATTTACCCTTAGAGTCTTTAAGTTTAGATTGTAAAACAACCACGTCACCGTTATTAATTGAATCTTCTAAGAATTTAGCCGCAAGTTTACCTCTGGCTTTTTCGTCTTTATCTCTGGTTCTTGATTCAGGCGTATCAATCCCATAAAGACGTACACGACACTTGTGAAGAATAGAAAACCCAAGATCAAGGATAACGTCAATAGTGTCGCCATCAACCACCCTAGTAACTGTGCAATTATATTCATACATTTAACATTTCCACCTTCTTCTAGCTGCTTTACCTCGTTCACCTTTCCAACCTTTTGATCTAGCACAGAATGATTTACGTCTTTTTGCTGCTTTACTGCCCTTTTTAACTTTACCTGTAACTGCTGTTTTTAGTTTTGACCCAGGATTTTTACGTCGATAAGCCGCTACGCCTTTTTTAGTCATACCCGCACCAGACTTAGTAGATCGGAAGTTAGCTCCCTTACCCTTCGTAGTACGTCGTATAGACTTTTCTTTGCGTTTCTTAGGCTTAGCCATTACTTTTTCTTTTTAGGCTTCTTAGCGGTCTTAGCGGAACGTTTAAAAGCTGCTGCGGTCGGAGCACCTTTAGCTCCTTTCTTTCGCATTTTTCTGCCTTCTTTACGCTTTTTGTTTATATTGTAATATAAACCTTTTTTAGCTGTTCGACCGTCTTTGGTTTTATGGGTTTTACTTTTTCTTGGCATTACTTCTTCCCTTTTTTCTTTTTCATTTTCTTAGCATAAGCTTTTGCTGCTGCTTTCCCTTTAGGGGTATATGAAAATTTTTTCTTTCCTACTTTTGGCATTATAATCCTCCTTTTAATACTCTATCTCTTAATCTAGTCGCACGAGGTCCTACTTGTGTAGCCCAACGACTATCCATCATCTCAACTGCGGCAGTATTCCAATCTTGTTTTTCTATCGCAGTTAAAAACTTTTGAAACTTTAACAACCTTGTAATACCTAAATTAAAACACATATTAGCTAATACACGTTTTATATCTTCAGGCTGACTAGACGCCCAAGGCATATTTCTTTCTAAATCAGCAAATACAGACTCTATATCTTTTTCAAAACATTCGATAACTCGTTCCTTTGATACTGGGGTTCCAACGGGTTCTCCGTGTTCGGGATCGCTTTCAAGTACAAGGTGACCAATACCAAAAGTAGGATAACCCAAATGGTCATTGTAAATTTCATACACACAGCCTTCATCAAACTCTAATTCTTCTCTTAATTTATTAATATCCATATTTAATTTATTCCCAGTTCTATTGAAGTAGCTCCACCAGTAGCTACAGTTATATTGCCTATCTGTCCTACTGCTTGAATTCCTTTTTCGTTGCCAGAATATAAATCTACCCACGTTTGACCATTCCATAGTTGTAATTGGTTAGTGGAGAGATTCCATATAATATCACCATTATTAAATTTATTTTCATTACGCTGAGTTTCGTTTACTGATAATGTGGAATCTACGTCAACCCTATTTAAACTTAACTCTAAAACCCTCACTAAACGATTAAATGTTTCAGAAGAAACTTCACCAATAGAAATCGGTAATTTAGTTTCTAATAATTTACCCATTACCTTCTACCGTCGGGTCTAAAATTTAATCGCATAGCTCCTACTCTAAAACCTACGCCTTCTGTACTTCCTGGT